TCTGCAAACCACTGAAGCGCCTGCACATCACGCGGATCTAACGGGTAGAGAGGGTGATTTGAGCCAATAAATTCATTGATCTTGTCAGTCGCATCTCGAATCACGTCTTGACCAAACCCGAACTCTAGGTTGCTCGTGAAGTTCTCTGGATCGACAATCTGCCCGGTAACACCCTGCTCGGCAGAAGAAGGAATCGGCTTTCTGCCGCTATGCCTGCGCAGGTTGCGAGCAGACCAAACATCAATCGGCGCTTCGCGGCTATCGCCTACAAGATTGCCTGCAAAGTTTTTAGCCTTGGGTGCACTGCCGGGCCTTCTCACTCGAAACCGATCGGCTAAAGCGACCATCGCGTTGTAAGAATTGATGCCAAACTGCTTGCCATTCCTTTGCCGAATAATATTCCGCTGGTCTCGAAGCTCTTGGCCAATTCGTTTGGATTCGTCCATCAAACCAGAATAAGTAGGGTCGGCCTTAATGTCCTTGACTTTGCGGCCAGCTTCCCTCTGCGCCTTGAGATACGCATCAGCTTGGTCTTCGAGCGCGTATCGAGCATCGAGCGCGTCAGCAAAACCATTCATCAGCTCATCAAACTCTCCACGAGCAAACCCATCGAGGATGTCTTTACTGAATCTGAAATTGGTTGCAACCGGCGTGTTGGGGCTGGTGGCACCCAAAACATCGCCCATCATTTCGGAAAAAGAACCGTATTCGTTCCTCAACCGGCGCTCGACGTTTTTGTACCATCCAGCATTATTAATCACGTTGCGAGCCGCTAAATCGTTCGGGTCTTCTGCCGCCCTATTGAAATAATCAATAATTTCGTCCGCGACACCATCAACCATCTTGTTGTATTGAGCAGATCCCGCCTCAACAGGCTTGCCCGTTCTCGGGTCAATGTTGTAGGCGTAAGGCATCGTTTCGAACTTCAACTGAATCTTGTTGTCCTTGTTGACGGATGCACCAGTAATTTTTGGTTGCGCCCAATCAGCGGACGGGTGCCTTTTCTTCCAGTCACGAGCAACGTTCATTGCTAAACCAGAATCGGCTGTACTCAACCCTGTCGGTTCGATATCCCGCTTGATCGCAGCCTTTTCGTCGGCATTAAGCGCAACACGCTTAGCCATATTGCGCACGCCACGATTGAATTGCGCAGGCGCATTCTGAGCAAGGTCAGCGCTAAGCCGAAGGCCCCTGAGTGCGGGATCAAGCATGGCCGCTTCAGATTCCTCTGACTGCATCATCATGTATGCAACCGGGACAGATACGCCGTACTTGCGAGCGATAGAAATTATTTTTGGATCAAAAATGACGTAATTGTTCGAGCGCTTGTCTTTGGCCTTGTGCCGAGTGAACGCATCAGCATACTTGACGCCCTTGATGCCAGCGTTTTGAAGCGCTTCAGCAGCCTCCTCAGCACCATCCTCTTCTAACCATCGAAGCAAATCAGCGCCGGTAGGGTTTTCGCCCCGCATACCTGCGCGGTCTCCAGCGCCTTCCTCTGCAAATTCCCACCAGTCAGTCGCCTTCAATCGATCAAGAACCGATTTAGGCTGCTCATCTAAAAGCTCGTCCCAGTCGAGCAGTTCGTCAGAACCAGCGTCAATGTTGACCTCGTACATGCGGCCACGGGTTTCCCCTACTGGAATAATCTTTTCATCAGGAGTTGTGAGAAAACCTGAGCCGTCAGAAAATTCGTACCGAGTGTTGCCTCTCAGGTCAGATGTGATTTCAACGGCATCATCCTTGAACGTCTCAACCACATCATCGAATGATGTCAAATTGTTTGGTTCGAACGCGGAAAACCCATACTCAGCTTCGTAACTATCAGCAATGCTCCCCTCTTCAGGACGATTGCTTGTTCTGAGCTTGCTAACCGCGTCTCGATACCCTCTAGCAACGTCTTCGCTTTCTGTGAAATACAAGCCACGGCCATAGGATTGCTGGCCTTCGCCAGTACCGATTCTGTTGGCATCGAACAAACCAAGCTCGGATGGCTCTCCTATAGGCTCGTACCTATCGGTGTCGCTAACTATTCTTTGATGCAGAGGATTGTCTAATTCTGCAACGTAGGTCTTTCCGGTTTGTTTGTCTAAATACCTTTGAGACGGAGGCATATCATAAGCGGTGCCGTGATATGCGCGGAGACCTGCCTTGCGAGCATTCTCTATGATTTGCATCAAGGGGTTGATGGGGTTTGCCACGCTACGCCTCAGCTAGATTCTGATAACTCTCCCAATTAGTACGCATGATAGCCAGCCAATCATCAAAAGTCATCACCGTGGTGAGCGCATTATCACGCGGGAGAACCGGGTTGATTGCGTACATCGGGACGCACACCCGAGGCTGCTTGTTGTTGAACTTGTATACGAGAACCGGGATGCGATCGTCGCAAGCCTCGCACACCTGCTTCCACCATTCAGGTCGCCACCACCAGCCATCCTTGTACGCTTTGCACTCGATGGCGTGAAAAGGGATCTCAATATCGCACAGATTGTTGGTCTGATACTGATCGAGGTTGCGCTTGCAGGTCACATCGAAACCATGGCCAGCGAAAAAGTCGTTTAGCCTGCGCACTACGTCGCGCTCGAAACTTGCACCCTTTTGTCGTGAATCAACCATTTATCGAAGTTTCAAAATTTTGTGCAATTTTGTGGCAGATAGGGGTCCCATTGCAATATGATGAAAAACAGGGGGTCCCGAAATCCTCCTCACGGCACTCTCTCCTAAAAGAGCCGACCCAAAAGGGACCCCCTTTCCTCCTTGTAAAATTTTTTATTATTGAATGTGGCGAACTCAGCTATAGCTATGCGCTGTCGCGTCGCGCCGCTCAGAGGGGGTGCCGCATCTTAATCGAATCGATTTCCGAACATAAAAAACCAGTCCCAAGGAGTCCCGTTTTTGGCCCGAACTGCCCGGTTTGTGACCCCTCTGAGCACACGGACCAAGCCGCGGCGACCCAAATGCGCAGGGAATTCCCTTTTAATCGATTGATTCGATTGATTTTTGCTTTAACGATCGATTTTCCCGCGAGTGGGAGCGGCGAGAAAGAGAGAGGCCTCTCTCTCGATTATCCACCCGCTGTACCACATTGGCGCGTATCCGCGCCTAATGGTCTCTATCGGTCATCTCATCGCTGACGCCTAGCAGCTCGTTCAGCCTGCTCTTGATGTCGCTCTTGGTCATGCTGTCGAGGTTAGCGTTGATGTTCAGATTCTGGCTGCGCTGTATCGTCAGCCCTGCCAGTTGGTTCAGCTCTTTAACCGCGCTCACGGCTGCGTTGTACGCTCCGCTTTCGAAGCTCGTCTCCGCAATCTTCCACAACATCTGCCCGGTCTTCTCTGGTGTGATCGCATACTTCTGGCGCATCTCTTCCTGCTCAGCCCGAATCGCCTTCACCACATGCGGATGGTCGCGTCCATTCATCAGCTTGCTTGCGCTCATCGCCGGGTACGTGAACCCAGCTCTCCTCGCCGCCTCTGTCTGCCCACACCCGCCATGCGCGTAATGCCATACAAACGCCGTCTGCATCTCAGTCAGCCCGAACTCTTCATTCGGCATGAACTGCTGCGGTACTTCCGCCAGCTTCGGCCTCTCTTTCTTCGGCCTTCCCTTCGGCTTTGGATAGTCTCTCATCTCTCACCTCCAACCGTAAACAGGGAGGGTAGAGTACAAGGGTACGTACCCAAAACAAATCTATATGTATATAGCATGCTACTTATCCTGTTCTTATTATCTAAATATAAATATATATATAGTAATGTACCCTACCCTACCCTGTAGTAATAAAGATCTATTAATCAGTCGCTTGAGAGCCAAACTTAAAGCAGATCGACAGGGAGGGTAGGATCAATAATAGTACCCTACCCTGTCAGAACGGCACCACGTTGCCCAATCGCTCTTGCTTGACCGGCGTGTACTTGATGTCATACACGCGCTTACCGTTGCTCTTACGAGGTATCACACCCTTATCTTGCAGCACCCTGCTCGCTTCCTTGAAGTCAGCTACCCTTGGATTTTGGATACCCAAGTCGCGCAGTAGGGTAGTCATCTGCACCGGTTCAGTCATATCAGAATCCCAATCGACATGCTCCATTAGCAGATCCTCGACCGCTGACTGTGTGCGGAATGACTCGTTGTGATCGTTCAGCATGCCTCGCTCTTCGCTCGTCAAGAACCAGTTCTTCTTACCCTTCTCATACAGTTGCTCTGCGACCTGCGCCCAAAGCTGCTGCATATTGATGGTGTGGTTGTAATCGATGTGCGTGACAGGGACGACCCAAAACCGCCGGTTGCCTGACGTATCGGTCAGGAACTCGCGTGCGTTTACGCTTGCATAAAATGCTGTGCGCCGCTGGTAATCGGTAAAGGTGCGATCATAGGGTAAGCGCAGCTCATCCGCTTGCTTGGTCACAAATGCCTTAAGCTGATCGATGTCAGACTTCCTGAACGTTGACTCTAGCTCGCCAAGCTCAACCAGCCAATAACTAACCGCCTGCTTCACTGAGTCCTTCGAGCTAGGGTTGAGCGTAGCGCCTTCGAGCAGCCAGCCTTGTTGATAATTGGCCAACCGCTTGAACCACATGGTCTTGCCTAGACCTTGCGCCCCTTGAAACACCAGTATGCCCTCAGCCGCGAACTCATCCTCGTAAACAGCGGCGATGGCGGAGATCAGCCATTTGGTCAGCAGCATGTCTTTGATCTTCGGTTGACTGCTTTGGATCGTGTTGAGGAAATCGTTTAGCCGGTCCTTGCCATCCCACGGCTCGCTGTCGATCCAATCCTTGACCGGGTTGTGCTCTCGCGCTACCAGCTTGATGTAGTGCATGACCTTCTGATGTGGCACGCCCATCTTGATACATCGGTTCTCTATCTCCGCGAGCGCTGCTTCATCGTGTAAGTCGCGTATAAACTCTTTGTTTGGAACCGTGATGACGATTCGTTTTTTGATCACGTTGTATGCCACGTCGATTTGGTTGACCTCTAACACGCCTCTGAGGTTCTCAGCGGTCATCAGGTATTTACCGCGCTCTGACTTGTCGAACTCATACTCGACCGGTACGTTGACCTCTTTGACCTTGGGTAAAAACTCACCCTCGATCTCAGTCTTCATGTCGTTGTAATCGCCTTCTTGCTCAGGCATCAATACCTCAGCCTCCGATCCTTCGGCTCTGATGGCTTGAGCGGCTTTGATCGCCCACTTCTCTCCCGTGTCGTTATCATCACAGTCCGCCATGATGACGTGCTTGGGTTGAGGGAAGTAAGACTGAATGACCTTGGCTACCTTGGGCAGATTGCTCGCCGAGAAGGCCACGATCACCGGTTGCTGCATGTCTTCATAAACACTCGCTGCGGTTGCGTAACCCTCGGCATAGTAAATAGTGTGCGCGTCTCTGATCTGATCTTGGCCAATCATGAAGAAACTACCCGCCGCTTTGCTGCCGGGGAAATACTTCTTGGTTCCGTCTTGGTCGATGCCCTGCATGCCCACGATCGTAAGGCTTGCATCGAGCATGGGGATCAGCAGCCTACCCTCGGCGCTCTCTCGTAAACCATGGGACGCAACCTGCTTCTTCTCAAGGTAAGGGTGCGTGTCGATGTGCGTCGCTTTCTCCCATGCACGCTGCGCTTGTTTGGCGGCGATGGCTTGCTTAGCGATCTTCTCTTGCTCGTACTCTGCACGCTGCCGCTCTAGCTCGGCCAGCTCCTCGGGAGTGAACTTCCTGACTTGGTTCTCGCCGCGTGGATTCCATCGCGCTATTGGTTCAATGCTATCGTGTGCGTAATCGCCACACTGACCATAGGGGCTTTCTTGGTTCAGCCAGACCTGATACCAGCCCCGGTCCTTGCGCCTGCCATCCTCCTCGATGTATGCGCGTCCTATCTTGCCCTCTTCAGCCAGCCCTCCCTTTGGGGTCAAGCCTTGACTTTGCAACCATTGCTCGAAGTCTGATCTCAATCCTCCCGAGAGTGGTCTATCGAAATTTTTGGTGTTTGGGGTTTTTATCTCAAATGACATGCTTTACTCTCTCCTTAGGGTGTGTACAATACTGCACACTTTTACATTTGTGCAAGAGGAGAAAGTCATGGGTTTGATGGCAAGCAGTAGTGGAGGAGGAGAGTACGAACAGGTTCCGCCCGGAACTCATCGTGCGGTTTGTTACAAAATTGTGGATGGCGGTACTTTGATGGAAGGGTTTCAAGGTGAGCCAGAGCGTCCACGTCATTGTGTATTCCTGTTTTGGGAGTTACCCGAGGTGCGGACAGGCAATGATCGTCCAATGTCGATTTTTAAGCAATACACTTTATCGCTGAACGAGAACTCGGGTCTGCATAAAGACCTGAAATCATGGCGCGGTAAGTCATTCACGCCAGAAGAGTTAAAGGGTTTTGACCTGCAAAACGTGCTCGGCGTATCTTGCGACATCGAGGTTGAACATAACCAGAACGGCAATGCCAAGGTGGTTTCAATCTTCAAACCGGATGGCGGCGCGAAAAAGGTTGCCACCCACAACGATCAGGTCGCGTTCGACATCGACATTTATTGCGCTGAGTTTTCTGGTAACTCATCGCCTGAGTCGAAAGCGCATTGCGATATGTTCGAGGACTTACCCCGGTTCATCTGCACGCGAATCGAGACTTCGCTTCAGATGCAAGCAGCGCTTCGGAAGGGCGAAAAGGCTGCGCCTGCTGGTCTCGCAGCCATGGCGAAGAAAGAAGAGCCAGAGTTGCCAGAAGAAGACTTCGATGACGAGATCCCTTTCTGATGGATGCCGGTCGAACATTAGCGAGAGTTGGGCGGCTGCTCGAATCAACCGGGATGAAAGTCCAAGAGTTTTTGGACCAAGCCGGGTTACCGCAGAGTAGCTACTACAAAATCAAAAAGTCGCGTGAGATCACGCCCAAGATGAACAAGCGGTTCTTGGATGCCATCCGTTCGATGGAACCAGAAAAAATTGACTCTGAGATTGACATGGTGAACTCACCGCCCCACTACCAGCGTGAGGGTATCGAGTGTATCGACGCAATGGTTCACGCTTTCGGAGAGGACGCGGTGCGAACGTATGCGCGGCTGTGTGCTTTTAAGTATCAATGGCGTGCTGATATGAAGGGAAAGAAGGATGAAGATCTACAAAAAGCTGTCTGGTATTTACGATGGGCCACTGGGCAAGATCCTCGAATCGATGGATCATGATATGAGCAAGGTCAACTTTACTGGCTGGGCATGTCTGTCCGCATTTTTGGTCGGATTCATTTTAGGTGCCGCCCTTTTGTGAGTCGAACGCAGTACGAGAGCGAAGCTGATAGGAGGGCAGAGACAAGCGTTATCGAGAAGGTTGTGAAAGCCTTCGATGTTGACGGTTATTACAAGCTACCGATCAGCTACGTTCTCGACTTTGCTGTAACCAAATCAAACCGAGTCATCGGGTGCGTTGAAGTGAAAGCGAGGTCATGCGAGATGCAGACCTACCCAACGTTTTTTGTTGCAGTGAAAAAGGTTTTAGCAGCGGGTGAGTTTGAGCGGCTTGGCCTAAAGACTCGATTGTTTGTGAAGTGGCGAGACTGTATTGGATACACGTTGCTTCGAGAACCAGACCAAATAACCTATGGCGGAAGGTTCGACCGGGGAGACCCGGCAGACCAAGAACCTCTCGCACATTTTGACATTAACCGGTTCAGTATTCTGGAGGAGTGAATATGGATTTTAAACCGGGCATCTATGAGGACCTTGATTATCCCACCTACGCCTCGATCCCTGCGTGGCGCTCGCATGATCTCACCACGATCATCAAGTGCCCGTACTCGTGGAAGAATAAAAAGGACATCTCTGAATCACCGGCTCTGCTGGAGGGCCGGGTTCAGCACACTGTCTTTTTAGAGCATCACAAGTTTCATGAGGAGTTTGCGATTGAACCGGTGGTCGATCGGCGTACCAAGGTTGGCAAAGAAGCGTATGCCGATTGGCTTGAGACGGTTGGTGATCGCACACCATGCAAGCAAGATCTTTATGACCTTTGCATGGAGCGGCGCGAGGTAGTCGCTGACTACATCCCAACCGAAGAGCACTCGGTCGAATTGACCCTAGTGTTCGAGTGGTGTGGCCAGCCGTGCAAAGGTAAGCTCGATTGGTATACGGGCACCGACATCTGGGATCTCAAGACCTGTCGAGACGCCTCTCCCCGAGGGTTCCGATCCGCGATCAACACGTTCAGGTATTACCAGCAAGCCGCGTACTATCTCGCCGCTGCTGAGGCGTGTGGCCTGCCTGCTGAGAAGTTTTATTTCTTAGCGCAGGAGAAAGCCCACCCGTACCCTTACGCGGTTTACACGCTGAGTGATGAAGCGATCGAGTACGGTCATGCTCGCAATGAGCAAGCCTTGGCGCTTGCGCTACGGTGTGAAGCTGAGCAGCATTGGCCGTGCTACAACATACGAGAGGAAACCGGTGTTACGACGTTCAAAGTTGAAGATCTCTGGTGAGGACCTAGAGCGCGAGCAGAAATGGGCGGAGGATAAGATGTACTACGCCGCTCGATCTGCTTGGGTCAAGCGTAACCGGCGCGTGCCGGGCAAGCCGTATAACTGGGCGACATGGTTCGAGAATATGTTTGGCGAAAATCTCTTCGAGTATGCCAAGCGGATGAAGGGTAAAAAAAAGGCGGCTACTTCTTCTTGAGAAAGTCAACCGCCAAAAAGTGTGTGTCCTTTTCGAACTTGCGCTTTAGTCTTTCGACATAAATATGCAGCTCGTAAAATAGCACGTCGGGATCTGTCTCGTCTAGCAAGGCATCCAGATCTCGAACCACGTCGATGGTTTGGATGTGCGAATGGGTTTCGATCTTCTTCTTCATAGCCTGATCTTACCTAAAAAAAAGGCTGCTAGTGAGCAGCCTCTTGTTTGCTTTCGATCGCTGATCTTAGGAACTCATCCTCCGCGAGATCATCGAGGTCTGCTGACTTGCAGTTGATCTGAACAGAGCAACCATTCATGCAAGCGAAGGTTACCTCTGAAGCGAAGCAATGGTTGTTCAAAATACCGAAGTAAACATCCAGCCTCGGTGCAACCATGTTGATCAGTTCGCAAATGTCCTCGTTGGTGAGGTCGTTGGCAATCGCCATGAGTTTATCTTGATCCATCTCTCTCTCCTTGGGCCGCGTTATGCGGCCTCGATTACTGATTCAAGAATTGCGGTTAATTTGGCGTGGCGATCTTCCTCAACGGCAATTTTGGATTTGTTAACGGCGATTCCGTCGATCTCGATCCCGTACTCTTCATACAGAGTGATCGCGTAGTTGTGACCGCTGATCGTCCAGCTGATTGATTCGATCTGGAGCTTCGTTACTTCTACGAAGTCGGATTCCTTGTTTGCCTTCTCAAGCATTGCCTTAGCCATGTAATGACCAGCCCGGCTCATGCTGATGAGATCGTTGATTCGCTCGATGTGTTTCTTTGCAATTTTCATTTCTCTCTCCTTTAATGGCCGGGATCAGCCCCGACAAGAGAAGTATCTCAAATCCCGTGTCGTTGTGCAACACTTTGTACCAATTATTTTTACTTTTTTTAGGTACGTTTCGCGCCCAATTTGGCGGCTTACGCCGCCTCCTCTTGTACTTGACCTTGCAGGTCTTCGATGAATTGCACCGCCTTCTCAGCAGCAGCCGCTGCGGTCAGGATGGCGCGTGAGTCGTTCTTGAGCACGCTGATCCAGTTGTTCAGGTACTTGGCGTGATCCTCACGCGGCGTGATGCTGACACCCAGCATGGCGCATTGGAAAGCTGCACCCAGCTCAGCAACCAGCTCTTCACGAGCGTAGGCGGTATCGCCAAACCGTGATGACTTGCTGAAGCGATCAAGCCGTGACTTGTGACCGGTCCAGTGAGTCAGCTCATGCAGCAGCGTTGAGTAGTAGCACTCAGTTGCGCTGCTCGTTTCGGTAGCAACAAACACTTCCCGGTTTGGCACATGGATCTCATCGAAACCGGGTGAGTAGAATGCGCGAGCCTGATTGCTCTGGTTGATCACCGCACCGGTTGCCTGAACCCAAGCCTCAACGTCAGCAATCACGTCAGTCTCATCGCGCTTGTCTTTCATGCCGTTGAGCTTGTCAGCGAACTCGCCTTCGACTTGGTTGGCACCAAAGACGCAGAAGGTCTTCAGCATGGGGATCATCTTGTCCTCATTGGTGTCCCTGTCCTTGATCTTGATCTTCTTGAAGAAGACGATGTGCGTGCCCTTCTCGCCCTTGCGAACCTGACACTCTTTGCTCTGCCACTGCTTGTAAGTAGCCCAGTAACCGCCGGTCATGCCTAGCAACAAAACGTTGATGCCCTGATAGCGATGGCCGGTGATAGCGTTGCGCGGCATGCCAGCAGGTGCGCCGTTGACCATCGGGTTCAACCAGTTGGGACCAGCAGTTTCCATTTGCTCGATGATCTTGGCAGTGATTTCTTTTTGGCTTTTCATGTGAGTCTCTCTCCTTACTCGTTTACCTCAGTTGATTTGCAAAGAATACTCCCTTCCGTGTCGTTGTGCAACACTTTGTACCAATTATTTTTAGGGCAAAAAAATGGGGGCTTCGCACCCCCTCGGACTCAGTTTGTATGATTTGTTCAGGCGGATCTTCAAACAGTCTGGAACAGTAGCCGCCGAGAGAGACTTTATTCGACTACCTCTTCGTAAAGATGGATCGCACGGTTCTTGTCGTACAGCCAGAAGACCAGCAAGTAGCGATCGCCCTTACCAACCGGTAGGCCGCGATGTA